CTTTTATTAATTGGTCATAATCGTCTATACAAATGGCTACATCCATACCATCTAAAGTACCAATTACATCTTTATGTAAACGATACTTCAATTTAAATTTAGTAATATCAATTTCAACTACTTTTTTGTAGTATTCTTTTCCTAACACTCGGATCATTACCATTTGCTTCATGGCCATTTTATTTCATTTGTTGCCTGATCCCATTCAAATGTAAATGGCAGATTGGCATAATTATATCTCTCATCTAATATCGATGCATTAAAGAAATGCGTATGTCCATTGTAATAATATCCATGGCTTCCGTGAATATGTCCGAATACATGAATCTTTGGACGAATCTCATCTACTCGATGACGTAACATCTCACAACCAACTTGTATGCTTTGTCCACCCGGAATATCCAAGTATCCATATGGTGGACCGTGTGTGACTAAGATGTCTGTATTTTCTGGAATTGCATCCCATTTTGCTTTCATTTCTTCTCCATTACGAGGTAAATTGAAAGCCCAATTATAGAAATCAGGTTGCCATGGCGTACCATATATGCGAACATTATCTTCTGGCGAATCACCATTAGGTCCATCGAAGTATAAGGTAAGCGGCTCATCTTCAAGATAATCAATAGTCTTATATCCAGTTAATATACCACGTGCTTCTTCTGATTTGTTTTGCATCCAACGATCATGATTGCCGGCGATAAATATCTTATCATCATAGTTATCAATTTTATCAAACCATTGAAAAAACTCTATTGCCTCCATCGGGTTGTATCCAGAGTTCATGAAGTCACCCGCATGAATTAACAAATCGCCGCCAGGTAAATCAAGTTCGCAATTGCGATGCTTCGTGTGCGTATCTGAAATTAATGTAACCTTCATATCCTAATATAAGTAAAATAATTAATAAAACCAAATTTATTTCAACAAAGTTACATGTCCATTGAAAGCATAACGCTTCGATGTTTCTTTGTGTTTGAGTTGAATATAATAAATATATGTTCCTGCTTGACACATTGCATTGTTATATGTTCCGTCCCATTCAGCAGTCGCATCGTGAGATTCATATACTATTTCTCCCCAACGGTTGTAAATTACTACTGCGAAATCAAATCGATCAAACGCATCGCCTACTACAAAGCGTAGCGTATTGTTATGTTCATCACCATCTGGTGTAAAGCCATTTGGGATATAAAACAATTCTGAAGGACACTGCACGATGGTTATTGCTGTAGTCTGTGGTGATGAAACGCAACCATTAGACCAATGCACTACTGATATATCAAACATACCAGGTGCATTCCAAGTTACAGTTAATTCATCTTGTTGCGTAGTGTTATTTAATAAAGTCCATTCATTGTATCCAGGTAAGTCAGGAACTACTGAGTATGTACTAACAACTGAATCACCATCGCATATTTCATAGAATTCATTATAAGGTGTAATTGGTGATATGGTTGGTTGTGGATACACTGTTACTTGTGTCGTAGTATCAAATACACAACCGCTTTGAGTATATGTATACGTTATAGTATTAGTACCAACTGCATCACCCGGAGTGAAGTTAGGATCTATTACTCCAACGCCGGAAAATACTCCGCCTATAGGTGTAGCCTGCAATCCTACGAACTCATCATATGAACAAAAAGGTCCTACTGGTTGTATCACCGGTAATATATTTAATATTTCTATGTCTACATCTACTGGCAAACTAGGACAGCCGTTGATATCAAACCCGGTTACTTGAACTGCTCCGGGTATATATCCTCCGTTTAATGCACTCCAATCAACGTTGATGGTACTAGATCCTTGTCCTGAAATGATTGTGCCTACTGAACTCCATTGGTATGTATAATTAGGTTGTACTGGTATTGAATAAGTTTCCGATGTAGATTGCCAACAAATTGTGTCTAATGCCGTGATAGGTCCTACTACTGGGATCGGAGGGTCAACTAAAGTAACTACTCCTGATACTGTACATCCCGCCGCATCAATGATATTGAATTGATATACACCATCACATAAATTTAAAGGAGTGAATCCGGTAGGCCCGTTCCATGAAATTGTCATTGGTTGCGTACCGCCTATAGGTGATACTATTATAGTTCCATCGCATTCGTTAATACATGAAGGATTACTATATACAATTCCCGGAGGCGTAAGGTTAGGTGGGCCAGGCACAACTAATACAGTGTCAGGTCCTAAGCCTCCGATGTTACACGAAGCCCAACCTGCATTGCAAGTAGGATAAACAAAGTGGCAAGTATATTGTGTTGGAGTTAATGGAGTAACAGTAATGCTAGGACCAGTTCCAATTGCTACTGGATTACCTACTTGGTACCAAGTTAATACCGGATTAACCGTAGCACCATTTGGAGTCCATTTCCAAGCATCATTGTTAGCAGTCCAAGCCGTTGAGTTTCTTCCTGGCACTGCAATACCTTGTGTCCCTAATGCATTATGTATTCCTTCGGTTGCTGTTCCACCTTGCCATTGAGTACAAGCTGGTTTGTTTTGAATATAATTTTCTATGTTGTTGGTTGATTCATAAATTACAATATGAAATGTCCCTTGATTACCTGTACATGAAAACATTGGCACGCCAATCCAACTTATTGTTAATTTGCGACAAGGAGCTACTCCTGATGTCTGATAACGTATTTGACCACCCAGGCCTGGATGCCAATCCTGCCACGGTCCCATTATACAATTCTTAGGCACTAGTGCATTAAATGTAGGGATAGGTTGTGATGTGAACGTTGTTGGCTGTCCTGGCGAGAATGCTATCCAACCATTAGATCCTACGTAGAACTGAGAATACGTATTGCCGAAGAAACAAAAGTTAAACCCAATAGCAAATGGTCCTTGTTGTGAGTCATCAGTCATAAACAATTGGTTACCGGTATTTGATTGTGCTGCATATGGAATACTTGATACTGCATATGTAGTTGTTTCCTTTGGACCAATTCCTCCTCCGCATTGACTTAAGTCAGCTGTAAGTGTTGTTGAACCAACACCGCAAGGTAATAATTGATCAGGTCCTAATGCTGGACAATACTGAGAATATGCGTTAATGGATAACAATACCAATAACAACGTGTAAACATGTTTCATAACAAACCTTTTATATAAATAATGTACAGTAAAAAACCCAGGCAGTTTCTGTTGATCAGACAGGCTTACCTGGGTGCGTTAATTGGTTATAGGGTTGTTCAGTGAGGCAACGTCTTGCACCAAAGAATCAAGTTCCACTTCCCAATAACAAAAGCGACCATCGGAGTGAGCAGATCTTACGGTATGCCCGATGGCTCTTAGGCCTACGTTTATCTCAACGCAGGGGGGCGGCATTCCATAGCAACAGTATCACTATGGGGTTCCAATGATAAACATTGGTGGGGTAAAAGACCTACCCTGGTACGCTATGATACTTGATCAGAAGCGTGGTAGGTACTGTCATAAATAAATATAATACAAGCTCCCACCTGCCTTCTTGTATTTTGAACTCAACTCTGCCAGCAGTTCACCCGGTGCCACGATACTTAACTATCTGCACTCCCTCAGGCAATGTTAAGTTGCCATATGAGCCAGTGCACGCCTGAATGGATTCGAACCACTAACATTCGGATTTGGAATCCGGTGCTCTACCAATTGGAGCTACAGACGCGTAATTGGCTTGTAAAACCCATCCTTTTCAGGGTAAGGAAACTCCACCCAAATTGTTTTTTGCGTGGTCCTTGCAGGATTCGAACCTACGACTCTTGCCTTATGAGGGCAGCACTCTACCACCTGAGTTAAAAGACCATTATGACTACGAGAGCACGTTGTTCTTTGCTTCCCTTTGATATTCCCCGCGGTTAGTCAAACCGGATAGAGCGTTTCCCTATCAGAAGTTCCATATAGGTAATCAACCTACTTCTCATCATATTGGACATACTATTCGGTGATGAACCGAAACGTGTAGTCAGGACAGGATTCGAACCTGCATCTCCCCTAACCCGTAACTTTGCCGGGTCTCAGGGCGCTTACCCCCATGTAGCCACCTGACTAAACACACTCTCAAGCATTCTACTTCCCGCCCCTACACAATGGATAGCACGAAATTGTATCTTATTTAACCCTACGTTTGCGGTATGGGTACTTGAGTTTATGTGTTGTATTCCCACGGAGAATCGAACTCCGATTTCTAGGATGAAAACCTAACGTCCTAACCGTTAGACGATGGGAACATGTTGCAGGGCACGCTTAACCTGCTTGGAGCAACCGGTGTGCTCTTCAATGCCCAATCGGAGCATCAGCGTTTTTATTTTAAAATCCTGATAATAATAAGAAATCGCGATATGATTCATTTTCATTTTCGCGTTCTAGTTCTGCTAACTTGTCAAAACACTCATCCCAAGTGCCTTGTATAACAACTGACTCTGTTTCTGAATCAATCAATTGCCATGTGTCATTAATCAATCTAACTATTTCCATTTTCTTATTTTTATATAATATAAGAAATAAATCAATTAGATCCAACTGATTTGCTAGAAAAGTATGCAATTTGTTTGCGAGCATGATCTAGGAGCCATGGCTCAACTCCTGGAATTTGTAGAAGGAATTCTAATTCATATGCATAACATAACAACTCTTCATCAGCTTCTGGCATTAACATTTTGGTTTGAAGTATATACAAATGCAATGACTCATGCACAAGTATTGCTGCAATGTCATTAATATTCCCGGCCATAATCTCTCTGCGCGGAATAAGAATAGTATTGCCCGATTCTGTTGTAGCAAAGTTAGCCGTTGAATAAGATATATGAGTACACGTAGACACAATCATCTCATACTTCTCACAATCAGTTTGTTGTACAACTTGCAATGCTTGTTCTACTTTGTTTTTCCAACCATCGCCTACATCATCAATACGAATTTGTCCGAAGGTTAAGAATGGAATAAGACTAAGGCATTTTACTAACAGCTTCATGTATAGCTTTCTTTAGTGCAGATGATACTGTCATCTTCTCAAATGGAACTTTGTTGTCTACTAATTCAATCATAACAGCTCTTACTTCAGTTTCTGATTCACCACAGCCTTCATACTTAGCATCCTTGTACTTGATGCGTACTTTGATCTGTGTTACTTGTTGGGTTTGCTCAATGCCTACAACTCGTATAGTTGTTCTAGGAATACCAAAGAAGTATACATCTAAACTAACTGCATCGCCTTTATCAGCAATACAATACTTTTCTGATAACTCATCTTCTAGTATTTGTTGAATACCAAATCTAATATCTCTTGTTCCTAATTCTCTTACTTTAGCAGATACCGTAACAGTGTCTACATAAACACAATTTTGTGTAAATGCAGTAATAGGAAATAACAATGCAATCAATAACTTTTTCATAATTTACCTTGTACTAAATACTTATCCAATGTCTTCGTTGGAGGAACATTTGGAAATTCATATATCAATTTCTTTTTTGTAGAATAAAATGTAATTGTCTTGCGGAATGATTCTGGTATCATAGCTCCGCCTGGAGTCTTTGCAGGTGTCTTACCAAATATGATATCGATATGTATAATGATAGAATCCTTCTTAGCCCATTCTCTTTCAGCTGCTTCTAATTCTTTCCATACTCCTCTATTCAATTTGTAATGTTGCAACGCACAATTGGTATAAGAGAATGTTGCTAGCATTGCTTCTTTGCTAAAGCAAAAGTCAGCTGCTGGAGCCATATGACCTTTATCCCATTCATTGTTTGCATAATCTACATTGCTACTTGTAATGATTCCTTTCTCTGCAAAGAAATCCATTCCTGCTCGAGTTGCATTGCATTCGCGTGTTCTAATACCATAATCAACTGCAACGGGTTGTTTGTATTTTTGCGAGTAATTAACTTGATAATACTTTTTGTTAACTTTAACATCTGGCTGAGCAAATGCTACAAATGGTAATAATAAAATAAATAATAACTTTTTCATTCGTTCCTTTTAATATGATACCTGTCCTTTATAACCAGGTGCTAATAAATAATAATTGCCGGTTGTTGTACCGCTAACCGGTGAGCTAATCGTTATTGTGCTTACTCCTGGAATAGTTGATCTTAAATCAGTAGTACCATTTGCTAATGATGTGTATTGGGTTGGTGTGAATATTCGCGATGGATATTGGAACAATGCCAAGTTATTACGTTTTAAATTAATATACAATGCATCTGCTACACTTATTCTACCATCATTGTTGGTATCATATTGAATCCAATGTATACTCTTACGAACCGTATTACCTATTACATTATCCGTTACACCACGAATATCAGTTAATGTTAAAGCAGTTACTGGAGTTGGTGCATCTAATTGAATATACCATTCTGTTGCCGGGTTAGTTGGCTGTGAAAAGGAATAATATCCTGCAGAATTAGTATATACTGTTTGATGCAATACCCATGGAGTGAATGTTACGATATAATTAAATTCAATTACATATGGTAATGAAATGTTGTTAGGTAAGTCATTCCATTTACCTCCTCCGACAAATTGTACATAATCTTCATTACCGGCATTGTTTGGTTCTCCTGGATTCCATGATGTATATGAATACGTCTCGCCAGTTACCCATCTCCACACTCCTTCGTTTACTTCATCAGTTAATCCAATCCAACCAGACGGCCATAGACCAAATATAAAATTATTTTCTGCTGCACTAGTTACTGTAACTAAATAACCACCCATGTTCGAACAAGCAGTTCTTGCATCCGTCCAAAATGCACTCCCAGTCGATCTATAATATGAATGTCCATTATAATTTTGCTGTGATGTAAATCCAGTAAGTGTAGGCGTAGTTCTTTTATACAATTTAACTGGCACATTAACTGCACCAGTACCATCTGCATTACGAATATACCCGGAATAGGTAAACGTCTGTGCAAATGATATTGCGTATGCTAATAGCATTACAATCAATAATATTATTGCCCTATCATTATTCTTGTACCACATGTTACTGTATAGTTTAAAGCGGCTGTCTTTAAATCCCAAGCGCCGCCGGCGTTAATATTAAATTTAAATTTCTTTGTTAACTTAAGGTTTGTACCGATGCTAGGTAACATCACATATGGAGATGCTAATACAATATCATTGTAATATGAAACATATGGTGCATATACCATTAGATTCATTAATTTAATATCAAATCGTTTACCAACCTTTAAATCATACATTGCTCCTGCAATCAAAGCTGTCCCAATGAATTGTTCTCTGAATATATGGCCATATGATACCGTTCCCATATACACAAACTTAAGTGACTTAACTTTCTTGAAGCTATACATTTGGCCTGCTGCAATAGTTCCGTATAACGACTTATTACCATCGAAGCCGATTGTAGCAGTACCGGATAGCAATGTTATTGCCTTAGTACCAATCCACGCATAAAAGCACGTTACGTTAGGTCCTTTAAGGGCTGTAGTGTAATCTGCTAATGCTCCATATGATCTTTTACCATCCCAACGCATTGCAGTATAACCACCAGTAGCTTTTGCACCCGTACGTACTTCTGAGTTTCTAAAGTTGAATCCGACAAAGTCACTTGATGCTACAACACTAGGTTTGCCACCTTCAGATTTACTAGGTGCATTCTTAGTTGTAGTAGTTGCTCCACCTGTTATATTTGATTTACCTTGGGTTTGTTCTTGGCCCGATTCTTGTTGCGGCGTTTCTTGTGTGGTTTCGCCACTCGAACCGTTTCCTCCACTACCAGCTTGGGTTTCGCTAGATACTTCTCCTCCAGAACCTCCTTGTTCCGTTCCAGACCCCTCTGTACTTGTTCCTTCACCTCCAGATGGAGATTCGGTGCTGCTTGTTTCTGATGTGCCTGACCCAGACCCCGTGCTAGTTCCTTCCGATGATGATGTTCCATTACCGCCGCTACTGCTGACAGTACCAGAACTACCAGCATTACCGCCACTACTCCCACTGTTACTACTGCTTCCATTTGTTCCTTTATTTTGATTGTTATCTTCTTTTGAGTCAGATCCACCCGAATTACCTATAGATGATACAGAGCCGCCAAGTATATTAGACGCTCCGCTCGCAGCTGCGTCTGCTATTGTTGACAATGAATTCAAGATTCCTAATACATTGAATGTAGTATTTTGAGTAACAGTCACAGCTGTCCCAATTCCTACGATTGTTGCGCAAGGTGAATCTTGTCCATATTGAGCAAATATATTGTTTGCCCATGTTTCAAATGTACCGTTAGTGAAATCTGCATAACTAAATGATCCTATTTCACCATAGTATCCAACTGACACGTTACCATTAATAGGAACTACAATTGTCTTTAGATTACCAGTACATGGATCTGTATAACTATAATTATAAGTTTGGGTGAAAGCCGAACAACTTATAAATATACATATAAATATCGATATGATATAGTTTAGTCTCAATGTGTGTATATACCTTTAGAAATCATTCTGCTAACTACTCGGCTAGATGCCGTCTCAAGTGCTTTTTTGGTGCTGATTCCTATGGTAGATTGATTGAACTTTACATCTTCTGATACGTCGCCTAATATTGATGTCATCTTAACTGTATTTGCTTCTCCTAAACCAGAACCCATAATGATTTGGCCAGTCTCAGCATCTACAAATTTAATTTGTAAACCTAAACGTGTTGTTTGTGTTATGGTTTGTTGTCCGTTTACTTTGACAATGTCATCTTCACTTACTGAAAAGTCATATACTTCAATGTATACAAAGTACTTTGCTAATACAACATTTCCTTTAACTTCTATTTTATTAGATGAAATCCCTTTGTCTGATGCTTTGTCTTGGGCAATCATACGTTGTTTGATTTCTTCCTTCTCTTCAGTAAATGTAAATCTATTAGTATATTCTAAGTATTCTAATATAATGTTTGTAACACCTAAACCAACTCGTTTATCTTTTAGTTCAGGATACATTTCATAAAGTTCTTCATTGATTCCAATTTTTAGTATTTGAATTGGAATTTGGATGCTACCATCATAATCAGCAACCGCTTCAATGCTTTGTTTCTTTTCAAACTCAGCTTGATATTGTTCTGTCTTAACTGAGCCAATACCTTGTGCAAGAGCTGACTTACATGAAGTCAGCCCTAACACCAATAATATAAATAAAAATCTTACCATGATTCTTCTTGTGGTTTCTCTGCTGGTTTTGCAGGTTTAACTTCTTCACTCTTTGGCAATTTATTCTCATAAATTACAGTGCCACCATGTGAACCATTGTACTCGGACTTTTGTTTGTTCTCTTGTGTTTGTTGAACGTTAACAACAACTGGTGCTGCTGCAGGTTGTTCTGTTTTAGCATCGCCTTCTTCTTCATCGTGTCCGCCGCCATAAAGAGCAGTGCCTAACCAAACTCCTCCGCCTGTTATAACTGTAGTTAGTGTTCCAATAATGGTCTTTTTCAATCCAGACCATGTTCCATCATTTGTTGTTTCTTCTGACATATTAATCCTGTTTTACTAATTTTTGTACTATCGGTGCTTCTGTGTCACTAGACAAACTAACCATGTACATACCAGGTACTAATTTACCTAAGTTCTTTACATAACTATATTGTCCTGCAGGTAACTGGCCCGACATCAATGTTACTACTTTTCTTCCTTGCAAATCATATACTGCTAATTGTGCATCTGATTGAGTTGCTATATTAAATGTGATGCTAACTTCTTCACGGAATGGATTAGGATAAATTTGAATGTTATTGTCATCTAATATAATTCCTGGTCCTTGCATCTTCAATACTTGCAAAATGCCATTAGTCGGCGTAATTTCAAGGTCTTTTGAGCTTGTATTACCTGCATATTTGCGTGTTGTCCATAATGGACTTTCTGTCCATTCTGCTTGAGGCTGTAATGCTAAGAATTGAATTGTAACAACATCATCGCCATCACGTAATGGATTAACATTGTTAGTAACATCGTACCCACCCCAAGCAATTCCGCCTACGGTAGGATTAACAAATGTCATCCATTTGTTTGCTGCTGATGTAGAATACAAACTTTTAAACTCTAATACGGTTGGATCATACTCTAATCCAAATTGCAATGAATTAAGTTCAACACCATTAGTTAATACTTTAACTGGTAAATTAACCAAGTTACCAGCATCTACTGATACATTTGGTACATTAACTTCAATCTCAGTAGTTGGGAAATCATATTCAACACGCGTATCAATTACGTTATAAATCTGATTTTGTAATCCAGGTGCTGGTCCTACTACGATTTCAATTGGAGTCTCACGTGCCATATGGTAACCAGTACCATTTGCATCTCCAGGTACACAAACATAATATGTTACTGTACTAGGTTGACCGGCAATGATTTCAAATGTGAAGTTAGTTGCTCCTGCAATAGTTGAGGTATAGTTGGTTGCTGAGTTGTTGATCGTTGCATATTCAGTTGCGGTAAAGAACTTAACATTCTTAACGTTGTTTGGCCATGTTGCAAAGTTACCTGCCACTTTACCAAATACACCATATGCATCTGTAATTGTTACATTATCAGATTCATTAATGTCACCGGTATAATAATCAAAGCCTGACATAGCTGTATTGCCTAATACCCATTGATTAATTAATTGTGCATCGGTTGCTGATAACAAGTTACCAACTGCCATTGTATCACCTTGGATTGCTAAACGAACATCCCAATAAGTTGTGTCTAAGTTAACTGTGAATGTAAAGTTACCTGAGTTATCAGTTGCATAAGCTGAATGCTGTGTCCAAGTTGAACCGCCTGCAGGTCGTGTCTGCAATGCTAATGGTAATTGTTTAGCCGGTGTTCCTGTTGTATTAGTAAATGTTCCTGCATATGTAAATGTTGGTAAAGTAAATACACCACCATAGTTATGCAATGTTAACGTGGTATCCATACCATTTGCCTTACCTGCATATTGCTGATACGTTTGTGTACCAGTCCAAGTTAAATTGGAAATAGAAGCCAAGTTATTAAATACTGCAGGAGCTGCGTGAGTGAAGGTAATTGCAAATCTTTCACCATTAGCTAATGTATAAGTAGCATTAGCGCCTGTATATACTAATGTAATAGTGATATAACCATTTGCGGTATTAGTAGTATATTGTAGATCCAAGTTAGTTGTAGATCCAATCAATGCTACTGTTGCGTTAGTAAATGCAATTTTGTCATAAAATACGCGGAACTGAGTTGCTGCATATTTCGTTAATGTGGTGTTTTGTAGGGTAAGATTTGCTGTGGTAAACCCTGTCGCAGTTGGAGCTACTTGATATGTGGCATGGATCAATCCATAAATACCATTTCCAGGTGCTACAGGTGCTTGTGCTAAGCCCTTAAACGTTGTTAATAATAGTACTACGGTTAGTAATACATTTAAAATTCTTTTCATTAATGTTCCTCTCTTTTTGTTTCAATAATAAATATCGTAACGTAAGAGAAACTTAACTACTTTTCGAACATGATTCCTTCGCCTAACATGGCATTGATACGCTTCTTGGCTTTTTCTCCTAATGGAATTGAATTACCGCCTTCGTCGATCTGAACAAATGTAGTATTTGTTTTCAATACAAGATCTTGTTTGCCTGTATACACATTATGTGCACGTGCTTCCATGTAAAGAGTTATTGAACTATTTCCTACTCGTTTAGGATGTCCATATATCTTTAATAATTGGGATTCTTTTGCAGGACGTTCGAAGTTGCATTGATCAATTGATACCGTTACCATACGTGGAGTATCACATAGTTGCATTGCATATCCGGCTGCTGAGGCATCTATCCAACTTAATAGTTTACCACCAAAGAGATTGCCATGAAAACCTAAGTCACTTTTTTTAATTGGGTGTGTATTTAATAGTTCCATTTCTTTCTTTCAATAACTAATTCCCAGTTCCACCAACCCATGATAAATTCATACGAACCATTTAGCCATAGACTATGTGTAATCTTTATGTATGGCAATAAATAAACTTGTGCCATTACTTTGCAAATACTTATTTTCATATCTTAATTTGATAAAGGTGCTTTAATTGCTGGATGTGATTGATAGTTACTTAACTGTATATCTTCTTCTAATAAGGATCTGCAGAAGTTATCATCTTTAAATCCGTCGAATATTGCTACTGCATCTAATATGCCTTCTCCGCAGGAACCACTTTCAGTTGGCCAAAACTCTGTGTTAATATTCAATTTGGATAACGGCATCGGCTCTCGTGTCAATTGCTCTTTTGCTTGTTCGATGTGATTGGAATATAAATGAACATCACCTAAATTACCAATCAACTCATCAGGTACCATATTTGTCGCTTTTGCAATTATTTCTAATAACAAAGCATAAGATGCGATATTGAAAGGTAAACCTAAAAAGGTATCAACACTTCTTTGATTCCACATTAGAGAGATTGCTCGGGTTGGGGCTCCATATGGTTTGAAGTATTCATCCAAAGAAAATTTATCATCGATATATTGTGGTAGAGTTATTTGTTGGGTTGATGTATTATTTTTCATCCAAACAACTCTCTCTGCAAAACTCAACTCTCTTGTATAAATTTGAAATCCATAGTGGCAAGGTGGAAGTGTCATATGATCTATCTCACCTACATTCCAAGCATTGACCATTAATCGTCTAGAATCTGGGTTTGTTTTGAGTTCAGAGATTAGATTTGCAATTTGGTCTACACCTGATAATCCTTCAAATTCTGCTTCTGAACTATTCCAGTCTCTCCATTGCTTACCATAAATTGGACCTAACTCGCCATCTGTTCTACCACTCTTTTCATAATCACCATCCCATATATGACAACCATAATCATGCAAAAATTTAATATTAGTATCACCACGTAAGAACCAAAGCAACTCAGTTGCAACAAGACGCATTGGCATCTTCTTAGTTGTTAATAAAGGAAACCCTTTCGACATTGAATGACGTATTTGTCTTCCAAATACCGAAAGGGTGCCTGTACCCGTTCTATCTTGTTTCTCAACTCCATTGGATAAAATATCTTTAAGGAGCTTAAGGTATTCTCGTTCTATATACATAGCTTAACGTGTGATTCCTAATTCAGCCAATGTTTTTGGTTTAAAGTCTACATGTTCACAAGATACACAAAAGTATCGACGATCAACACGATCGAACAATTTAAACCCAAACAATGTAACTGGGTATGTTACTAATTTTCCGTGAATGTGCCCGTGGATGTTATACGGAACACGATATTCTAATTCAGCTGGGTGAATAGGACAATGTGTTAACATGATTCCTTTGTATTGAATCATACCAGCTACACTTTCAGCATACTCAAATAATTTCTTAGTATCCTGTCGGCGATCATGATTCCCTAACACAATGTGTTTTTTTCCATTCAACTTATTAAGTAACGGATATGGTGCGGACTTCTCCATGGTAACATCACCTAAAATATAAGTGACATCTCGTTTATCTACAACGCTATTCCATTGTGCAATCAAATATGCATCGTGCTCTTCTACCGAAGCAAAGCCTCGACGTTTAGCCATATTAGCGTGTGATAAATGTAAATCTGCTATGAATCGTACTTGTGCCATTTCTTTTTCTTTAATATAAGAAATTATTCTATAACTTCAAAGTCTACGTCTGGAATTGTTTCACAAAACATGAAATGAGTTTCATTACGGAGTACGTGATCACAACCTAAACTTTGCATATATAATTGCACATATTCCATGTTAGGCTCTTCCCCTATCAATTTGGCAAAATGCTGTATAGGTGTTTGCTTAACAATTATATATGCCGCATCTCCGTGTCGATAAACTGGTCTCATTTCCCCCATTCTTCATATGCAGAAATTATTGCATCTGAAATGTCTTGTGTTGGATCTTGTTTCATATATTTCAATGCCCAAGTTACTACTTCGGTTTGTATACCCAAATCTTTTGAATCAAATAATATTAAATCAACAACAGCAATAGACCGGTGAATATCTTCCACCGGATCTACTACTCGTTTTTTTGCCAATATTGTTTTCACTTTTTGAAAAAGACCTAAATCTTCTATTTTTTTTATTGGAAACTTTTTCATATTACATCATTGGCATTTGTGGCATTTCATCTTCTTTGCCTGGTTCGTCAACAATAACACATTCAGTCATCAATAACATTGAAGCAATTGATGCTGCATTTTCGATTGCCGTTCTGGTTACTTTAGTTGGATCAATAATACCCATTTCAATCATATCACCATACTCATTCGTACGAGCATTGTATCCATATGCCAATGTACCTTCTTCTACGAAGTGTGCAACTACTTCACCATTGCCACCTGCATTAGCTACAATTTGTTTAAGTGGAGCTTGTAATGCTTTGCGGACAATATCTACACCTAAACGTTCATCATCATTGACTGTTTTTACTGCGTCTAATACACTCGCACATCTAATCAAAGCAACTCCCCCACCAGGAACGATACCTTCTTCTACCGCTGCTCTAGTTGCTGCTAATGCATCATCTACGCGATCCTTTTTCTCTTTCATCTCAGTTTCAGTTGGAGCTCCAATATATAATACTGCTACGCCACCTGCTAACTTTGCTAAACGCTCTTGAAGTTTTTCTTTTTCATAATCAGATACAGCTTGTTCGATTTGCGTTTTGATTTGAGAAACACGTTCAGCAATCAATTTCGTTTCACCATTACCATTAATGATTGTTGTTTTGTCTTTGCTAATCTCAATTTTCTCAGCAGTACCTAAATGCGACATATTAGCATCTGATAATGATAATCCCATTTCTTCTGAGATAACTGTTCCACCTGTCAATACAGCTAGGTCTTGCAACATCTCTTTTCGCTTCTCACCAAAGCCTGGAGCTTTAACTGCTGCTACTTTCAATGCACCTCTAACACGATTAACTACCAATGTACCCAATGCATCGCCATCTAAATCTTCTGCAATGATAATAAGACCTTGTCCGGTTTGAACTACTGGTTCTAATACTGGAATCAATTCTTTCATTGACGAAATCTTTTTATCTACTAATAAGATAAATGGACTATCCATCTCTGCAATCATTTTTTCTTGATTGGTAACAAAGTATGGAGATAAATATCCACGATCAAATTGCATACCGTCCACAGTTTTTACTTCTGTTTCAGTACCCTTTGCTTCTTCTACCGTAATGACTCCGTCATTGCCTACAACCTTCATTGCTTCAGCAATTAGTTCGCCAATCATTTCATCATTGTTTGCAGAAATCGTTGCTACTTGTTTGATTTTGTCTGAATCAGATCCTACTTCTTTTGAAAAAGCTTTCAATTCAGTTACTACTGCTCCGACTGCTTTGTCGATGCCTCGTTTTAAATCAATTGGGTTTGCTCCTGCAGTTACATTTTTCAATCCTGCAGTCACTAATGCTTGTGCCAATACGGTTGCTGTAGTTGTTCCATCACCGGCATTGTCTGCCGTTTTGGATGCTACTTCTTTAACCATTTGTGCACCTAGGTTTTCAATTGGATCTTTTAATTCAACTTCTTTTGCAACCGATACACCATCTTTTGTAATGTGTGGTGCTCCAAAAGTCTTACCAATCACTACATTGCGACCCTTTGGTCCTAATGTTGTCTTTACTGCATCTGCCAATGCATCCACTCCCGCTTTCAACTTTGCACGGGCATCTGAATTAAATTCAATTTGTTTTGCCATAACTTGTTTATCCTTTTTTATAACTATTATTTAATATAAATATTTACTTAGCAATTTCCAAGAACTTTCGATTCAATGTTTTAGAAACATCTGTCATACTTTCTGGATTAATAAATTGAGCATCCGGTCCATACATCTTGCGGAAATTCTCAACGGTTGAGTCATATATATACGCATCTTTGATAAAGTAACTAACTACATTAATGCCATTCTCACGGAATCCATTTACCGCTCGGCGAGTAAATTCAACGCCATTATAACTATAACTAGTTCCTCTAACACTCGTAGGCTCACCATCCGAGTAATTAACAAAGATACATTCATCACCCTTTGCATCAGCTTTGATATACTTCTCGATACTTTTGAAAGCAATGCCTTCCGGTGTGCAACCAAAACAATCTAGGTAACGGAACATTGTACGAATCTTATTCATTTTATCCTTTGCGGAATCATATGCATAAATAGTAACTGCTCGTTCGCCATTGTTATCAAATGTATGTGTACCTCGCAATGAAATTTGTACTCGGATGCCGGTTGTCATTGATGCTGCTTGTGCAACTGCAACTGCTGAGGTAATTGAATTACGAAACTTTTCACCATCCATTGATCCAGATGCATCAATTGAAATATGAATAAAGTAATTCTTGAATCGATCTGTAACAATTCTATGAAATACATTTACATTATCATATCCTAATTGAGAAATCAATCTACGATCAATCTTACCTGATTGCAACCTTGTGCTTTTCAAAGTTCGATCTGCATTACGTAATTGCAATTTTCTACCTAACTGTTTACCTAAAACAATACCTCGAATAACGGCTTGGTCAACCCTTTTAATTGATTTAGCTCTCCATGAATCTTTTGCTACATCTGCTTCGAAGTCAACTCTACCACTAACATATTGCTCTGATTGAGAGTCAAATAATCCAGGCATTGCTGCAATGATACCAGGTGTGAATTTTTTAATAACAATTGTATCAACAATATCAGACTCGCCGCCACCCGTTGCTACTTGTACCGTCTCTGTACCTGCTTCGCGGATTGCATTAACGGTAGATGCTTGAGACTTTGATAACTTACCGGTCTTCTTTGTATCACCTTTTATGAAGCTTCGTTGCTTTTCAATTGCTTTATCTAATGACTTTTGATCTTTAGGAGACAATTGAGACTGAATTTGTGTCATTGGGATATTGCTATCACCATCTTCATCTGTTTCTGCATCACTTAAATCTTCACCTAAGTCTTCACCTAAGTCTTCACCTAAGTTTTCACTTTGTCCTGCGGATTGACCTGTTGCTGATATTTGTGTTTGTGGTTGTTCTTCTGCTTCTTCCAATGCTTTGCGAACAACTGCATATACATCGATGGCAACATCTAATGCATCCTGTGTCGATTTGAGACGTGCAATATTTTTTAAATCAATCACATTCCAAATAGCTCGTAGATGTTTCAATGCATCTAAGTTTCTATTTGGATTAGTAAAGTTAATGATGTGGAATAAATAATCATCCAATGTCTCTTGTTTCTTTTCATCGAGCTTAAGAGCTTTGTCAATTACTTTATCATTAAAGTATTTGTTATACATTGCTTCATAATACATACGATAACCTGGAGCGGTCTTATAAATATGAAAGTCAATGCGACGATCTTCAACCCAATTCAAAAGATCTTTTACGATGCCATAATCTTCATCCGTTAATTTCATATCCGGATCTGCACCTCGCATCATTACTCGTTCAGCCATTTTAGTGTCACTCATTCTATTAGTATATCCACCATTCGGATGTCTAAACATTGTGAAGTCTGTCAATGCAATATGCGAACCTTCATGAAGAGCTAATCCAACCGCAGGGTCAAAATTATCACCATCTAATTTAGTTCCGATAACTACGCGCTCACCGTCAGTGTAACTACTATCTGAACTTTGGAATACTACTGGAATTTGTTTACCAGTAACAATATTAACAAAGTTACCAATTGCTCTTTGTGTTGCGGCTAATTTAGTATAATCAATACCAGACTCGCGTTTGAAGTCTGTATCAAAATCATCCATCCAAAAGCTAGATGCTTGATCGTATTTATACTTGCCGTTAATAATTTTGTTGATGATACTCATAGCTCTTTATTTTTATATATTATAAGAAATAAATTGGAATAATCCAACCAGATAGTAAAAAAGGAGACAATTTCTTGCCTCCCCTTTTGAGCTATGAAAAATTAGAATGGCGTGTTTTCTGTATCCATTGCAACATCTCCCGTATTGAAAATGTCATTCATTTCAGTTGCCATATGTTTTTGAATAATTTGCTTAACAAATGTTCTTTCTGAATCCGATCCGCCCGATGCATCAAAGAATGGAAGAACTGCTACCTCTGCGGCTTCGGTAAGAGAGAAGCCATCTGCTAACAATTCACAAATTCGAACCGTCATACGAGTGGATACCATTGTGGTAAGTTTACCTTCTTCCGATCTCCATTCTTTACGAGTTGCGTCAGCAATATCGGCTACTGCGTGAATCATATTTGCAGACACTGAATCACCAAAGCGACGAGTCAATAAGGCTTCTTCTTGAGATAAAGAAAGAATGTCTACTTCAATAATTTCGAAACGATCCATCAATGCTCGGTCCAATACACGTGTCGATGTATACTCAGTACCAATATTTGCTGTGGCAATAAATGATACCCCTGGAGCTACTTTAACTAAAGGAGAATCAATATCTTCATCCAATCGAAGGTAGCGTTGACCCTCATCTAATACTGTCATCAAGATGTTCCAAGCTTCTGGATGCGCACGAGACAACTCATCCATAAGGATTACTGCATCTTTGGTTTGAATTGCTTTCACAAATGCTGACTCATCAAACGTGGTCTGACCATCCTTGAAGTGAGTATTACCAATAAGAGTTGCTCTAGGATCTTGAGTTGCACCTAAGTTAAAATAAAAGAAAGGACGATTGGTTGCTGCTGGCAAATCTTTTGCTGCTTGTGTCTTACCACAACCTGCAGGTCCAACCATCATGATATTCTTTCCACGGACTGCACTACGAACTAAATACTTCCATTTAACATCAGACATCTCTAACGATGCTGGTTTGATCTTATGCGCATTGGTAATAAGTTGTAGTTCTGGGGTCATTTCTTTTTTGATTTCCATTATAGGTTCTGGGATTGGAGTATCAGCTTCTCGTGCTACTCGTTTTGCACGACCCGTGTCTTCATCTAAGACTAACATTTCATCATTTGCAAATGCATGTTGAATCATGATGCTACGGAACTTACCCGTAATGTCAACGTTAGTACCTAACTCGATGATTCTTTGTTTGCCATTTATTAAGGTTGGCACACCAATTGTTTTGTTTTTCATAACTCTTTATTTTTCTATATTATAAGAAATAAAAGTTATGAATCCAATTTTTCGTTAATCTTTTTGTGTTTTTTCTTGCGGGTATAGGATTTCTTGTTCTTATGAACAATTGGGCGTGTTGCTTGCCATATTTCCTGCATTGTTATTTCTATCTTTTCCATGACATCATAAATATAAAGAAAAGAATACAAAATTCCAAATTACCACTTACGGCATGACCAATATCTTGCTGATGTTCTGTCTTTGGCTGTATGACAACGGTGTCTAGCTCTAAATGAACGCCTACGTGCAGGATTGCTCTTACGTATTCTCATATTAGGGTCACCGAAGTTAACCTTTACAACGTTGCCTTTGGCATTTCTAACGTAGACTTTGAATTTTTTTACATCGCCGCGCATTGGTTTACCCAATTGTACTTTGCGTCCTTGATATTCCGCTTCTGATATTACATCAAATTTACCAACTTTAATATCTTCCATTAAAGCTAATGCACATTCCGTGCAGATTGACATTTCTTCCATGAAATCCTTTTCTAGTTCTTCATTCTTTGTTTTTTTACCCCAATTCTTAGCACCCTTTTTACGACACGCAGAAAGAGCTAATGATCCATATGCTGATGGCCATGTTCCGCCATTGCGTGTATAACGAGCTTTTACTTTGTGGTAACACGCATCTCGTTTTGCTTTTGTTTCCTCATCGATAACTGCTTCGGCTTTAGGAGTACGTTTTCCCATACCAACTCTACGCTTTTGCGCTACTAATGAATCTTTTTCTTTTTTATCAAACGAACTCCAAGTTTTAGGTGTGTCTCCAGAAACCTTTTTACTAGGACGACATTTCTTTACGCCTTTGGTTTTATCGTTACCACAAGGCCTACCGTGTTGATCTACCCATTTTTCTTTAACCCAACGGTGTAAATCTTCATTCATTATGTCTTGTAATCGAATCATCAAATCTCCTGACGTATTGCTAATGACGGTAAACGTTTTCTCCAAACATTTAATATGTTTTGTTTATCTTTTTCAGTTATGGAGTCGTTTTGAATCCATATATTTAAATAATTATCAACAACTTGTTTAAATGGAGTACGTGTTTTTTTAGCTCGTAAATACAATCCTTGAATCATTGCATCAATTTCTTTTGGCAATGTAAAGTATCGAGCTGGCGGCAATGCACCTGATTCAATCTTCTTGCGTAATGCTTGATCAGATGGAATATATTTTGAATCGATTGTGTTCCAACCACTTTGTGTTACATGTTCAATTTCATGACGAAGTGTATCACGAAGATCCATTGCAATTTCTGATAACGCCTTCGGGTACTCAGTAGGATCAATTTTAAATCTTATTTCTATTAATGGTGGAGCATCAGCTGAATTTCTTTTTGTTTCATTGTATGCATCGCCACCAACATGTAAATCATTCGATCCTTCAATCCATTGTATTTTTAATTGTAAATAAAATTCTACCGGGATAGTTGTATTTTCAACTTCTTCAAAATAAACATTTGGTTGTTCTGTGTCATCTTCAATATGAGGAACTGTTTCGCCTTGCTTGTAAAAGATCTTAGTTCCAGAGAATTGTCCTTCGGGATCGGTAACTGCAGCATAACTGTCTTTGATTACACTTAGCAATTTATTAGATAATGATGAGACCAATTGATCATAACGGCCTTCGACAATAAGTGATTTCATTGATATCATATTAATAAATATCACTCAAGCAAATTGTAATTCCAATAATTTTCTTTATTTTCATTATATGGATTACCTGTTTGTTGATAATAACAATTCAAACATAACATTTGCAAGTTGTCGATGCAATGATTTGTTTCATCTCCATCTATATGATCTAATCGAAGTGGTACTGTATCATCTGTTATTCTGCGTTCTGAATAACCGCAACTAGCACATTCTTCTGATAGTATTGCTAATGCTAATAATCTATTGCGTAGCTTCCAAGAAGGATAAGTAGGATGCTTGCCTTCTAGTACATTGTCAATTGAATATACTCCTTTACGAGCATTTGCAACATCTTTACGGATTCCTATACCAAATTGGTTTTTATGCAATTCATACAATGTTTTACCTGAATCTCTATCAGTATATAAACGTGCATACTTTTTATAAGTAGTAAATGATACTTTCAGAAAGCGAGCTGCCTCCGCATTGGATTTTGTATTCTCCATTGCATATCGTATCTCACTTTCTGGAATATCCAAGGCTGTCTTTCCGATGCCATATACGTACTTATATTGTTTTTCTGACATTAATAAATTCCGTGTTTTCTCAATTCAGTTACTGCTTCTCTAGGCATTACCTTTGTCTCATACATTTCAAGCAATCTAGGTTTCAATGATAATGTTTTATCTGTAAAGAATGTTGGGTGAACTTTTGATAATTTTTCTACTTCACTAATCCAAAATGAATATACGGGGTATACATCATTGAAACGATCTGCATCGGTTCTGTTTTCCCAATATTCAATTTGATCTTTCAAAGGCCACATATGAATCGGAATATTCGGATCTTTTCTAATTGCAGATCTGAATGGTTGATCTTTTTGTTTGTTTTGATTTCGCGTAATGAACTTGTCCATTATGTTAATGGAGCGATCCTTCGGAGACATTCCTGTGTGTGCTGATTTTTTACCCATTTGGTTTTAACTTATTTGATAATATAACTAATTTACGCCATGCATCTTCTGCAGCATAGACATACTTTTTAAATGCAACAATATCTAATTGTTGACGACATTTCTCCGCTCGTTTCATATTTCTATGATATGTTGCGTGTAGCAATGCAATTCTAATTTTAATTATTCGTTTTAGCATTTTTCAATTGAAACTGTTATACCTAATGTTTGCAATTCTCTCTGAACCAAAATGCATTCATCGTAACTGTCAGTATACACTGCGCATTTTGAACTCATATGAGTTATTGTAGCACATTGCACTGACTGTAAATATCCATGACCGCAAACATTCATCAAACAATCAACAACATGATCAAACGTATTATGATTGTCATTGTGAACTATCACACGATGCTGACCTCGTTTACTTGTTGATTTCTTTTTCGACATCTCTAATGATCGCACATTGTTCATATAACTCATTTTGTTCCGCATATTCGCGGCATTGTGTTAAAAATCTTTGCTTACGGGTTAGATCCCAACTTTCAGGCCATTCCCATTCGTTAGTTTTCATATGATTGATTGATGCAACCAATAACTTATCGATGAAATTTTCTTGTGCCATAACTTATAATATATAAATAATTTAAATTATCCAAATTATCGAACCATCAACTTAATAAAATCATCAGTATCGGAATTACCCGTTAGCATTTGTAAAATGTAAATTCCAACTTCGTCAGGGGCTGTAAATTTTAATATGCCTTGCTGAACATTATCCCAATGATGCTTATCTAGTACCCGTCCTGCTGTATTTACTACGTTTAAATCTATAGAATCTAAAGGCAATATATCTTTATTAACAGTTACTGTAATCATATCGCCGACGACAGCTGGATTCGGAAATGCTGTATATTTTTTTGCTGTTGATTTAGTATCCGATTTTGTTGATTTTGATGTTTCACTGCCACCTTTGATATACTTATCAATTTTTAAAGCATTATCAATGCGTTGTTGTTTGCTGCCAGCAATCGGTTTGAATACATTATCCATCAAGTTAGCTGCACTCTTTGCAATGTTTCCATCTACAATACTATTTTTGTATTTTTTAACATATTCGTTTGATAAACCTTTATAGGTACCGTTTTCTTGTTTGTAATACATTAATTTTTTATCTATGCCATCGACTGGTTTACCATTCCATAGATATCCATTCAATAATTCGCATTTCATGAAATCCAATTGTGTCGACAAACTACTCTTTGATTTACCTGTAAATTTTGCAAATGCAGTTAATGCTTGTTTACGCCCGAATCCTGGATCCCATTGCATTAATCCATATCCTCCAGTACCACCCTCTTCAGTAGTATTAGGTTCACATCCAGATTCGTGAGCTATGTTACCTGCTAATGCAACAGCACCGGTGTAACTAAATCCTCGCGATTGTAACCCCGTAACAATATCTTTAGCTTTATCTAATTCGCCTGTTTCATTTAAATCAAACTCAAACAATAAACTTTTTAAACGTATCATTATTTGCCTTTTTGATCTCGTATAATCAATTCACCTAAAACTTCTAAACGACCTACTTCCCGTTGGAATTCAATTTGTGACATTGATGTAGATATCTTTTTATATGTAGCATCAAATTCTTTTTTAGTTGCGTCCATATCTAATTTGCCAGCAGCTGCTTTTTTATAATAAGGTAATTTAACTTTGAAGTGATGCCACGTTAAAAGTGCTAATCCACCTTTCTTTTTAGCATTATCAACAATCTTTTCAGCACCAGCTTCTCTAGTGTCTGCAAATGATTCAAAAGTTTCTGTTTTATCTTTTGATTCAAAAAGTAAATTCATTAGTTTCATATTAATAAATATTTACTTTTTTGTTTTATCTTGTTTGAATTCAGTCATATAAGAATAATCTGTTTCAAAACCACCTTTACCTTCAACAGTATATACTGTCATATCAATCTTATAACCTGGATTTTTATCTATTCTATTATATGTCCAAGCAGTATCCATCCATATAATTCTATTATTCGGATAAATAAAATAATTACCATTATCCATTTTAAATACATGGCCGCATTTATGTTCAGGTGTTTCAGAAAAATTAGTATCTAATACATTTCTATTTTCATGAGACCAATCCAATGTGAACATATATGTACCTTGTCTCTTTACACCTGTAATAGAAATTAAATCAGCTCGAAGGCCTGATAATCGTTCTCTTACTTGTACATCGATATATGAAGAAAAACAATCCCAATATACATGTTCGGTCAATGGTAACTGTTCTGCATCTTTTCTCCAACAAAATGCATGAATTGGTCTTCGTGTCCAATTGACGCCATTTTCTAGAAATGCCTCAAACAATGGAGTTCGTTTTTGTATTGAAGCTACACTATGCACATCTGCTAGTGTAAATTCGCCGTTACCTTGTTCATGATTAAACATGAATTCATTACGTATGAAACACGTAATTGTAGGTATGTTTGCATTTAAGTATGCCATATAACTATTTATTTTTTATGTTTTGAAATTTCAACTGCGGCTAATTGAGCCAATGCAGCTTTTTTAGATTTAGGTTTTTTAGACAATCGTCTACCTGTTTCAGTTGTAGCAAAGTAACCAGATTCGGTTTTTTCAATACGCTCTGGCATTAATTGTTTGAGATGATTTTTAAACCCAATTGGAACAAACATTGGCTGTTGCATATCATATGAATCTTTTGCATGATCATGTTGCATTTCATTCATTAGAAAATCACCAACTTCTTGTACATCATCTTTTGAAGTTGCAATATGATCTGCTGCCCAATCATGTCCATTACTTAGTATTTCTTGAACTTGATCTGGATTCATTTGCAACATTGCATCTACATATTTTTTAATGATTTTTAAATTACCAAAAAACATGTAATTGCTGTTAGTATCATTGCATCCGCCTTTTCCTTCACATCCACAATCACATTCTTTTAAAAGATTCATTTTGTATCCTTGTTTCTTTTTTTATAAATAGGCCAATTTTCTGTTTTTTCATTGAGCCATGTTTGTCTATCATCACACCCACAATCTTCATCTAACAATTGTGCTATCTTTTTTGCAAGTTGATCTAAACCGGTTGCTTTAGTTATTTTTTTGATGTCATCGCCTAAACCTTTACTTTGCATATTTAGATCCATTTTTTATTGCATTTAATAATTGTATTGCCCATGTACGATATTGTGCAGTCATTGGTATTTCATAAACTTTGCCGCCAGGATATGTATATTGTTTTTCTGGATGCATCATTTGCATATGGCCCGTATCATCAATACCTAATACCTTATAAGGTACATTTTTCATTGTGATTTGATTGTGTGGAATCATGGTGCAACGACCTGGATGTTTCCATTGTCCCATGGGATCTTCTACTGCATTCATACGTTGCATAATATGTGCCCAGCCTGATTCGTCTAGGATTTCTTTTTGCGTTATATGGTTTGTTAAACTTTGTACTGCAGGATCTTCTATATCTAGTTGGCCCATGGTAGTGGCACGTAACATATCTTTTAAACGTTCTAAATAGCCTTTATTACGTAAGTATTTATATGCTAAATTTTCTACTGAATATTCACCGTTAGCATCCAAACCAGATTGACGTAGATTTTTTAAACGACGTAAAATATTTTTTATCTTAAGATCTAAGTTATCATCTTTAATTGATAATGCATCTATTTCATATGCATATGGATCTGCTTTTTGTTTGATAATATCATCATCGATTGATATCATTTGATATGATGGCTTTTGAATCCATTTGTCATGTGCGATGGAATATATACCCACTGATGAATGTAAATTTTCATTTAAGTCTTGGGCATAAAGTTCAATGTTCATTCCCTTGTATTTTAAAGGATAATTAGTATTCCATATACTTTTTTTAGCTTGCAAATATTCTTTAACTAAATGCAAATTAGTTCCAATATCGAAAAAATTAATGATAACATGTAAATCAATATCACTATGTTCAGTCCAATTATAATTAGCATTACTGCCAATCAAAATAACATCTAGCATTTCTGCATTGATATTTAAGAAATCATAAAATGATGTAGCAATCTTTAAAAATCCATCTCGTAGATTTTCTTTAAGAACATCACCATTCCAGATATCCGGATTGAGTTCGTTATTTATTTCGTATTCAGTTATCATTCAATATCCAAAGCTTTTTTCAATACATCAATATCATCTTCCGACCAACCTATATCAGACAATGCTTGTAATTTTTCCAATGTACTACCATCAGCATTCTTAAAATCTTGTTTGATTGATGATAACTGCGATGATGGATCCGGGTCTACATTAGTACTACCAGGAATAGAATCTGTTGGTTCTTGTTCTTCTTCCTCGCCAGTTCCAACAATAGCTCCTACAGTTCCAATAACAGTTCCTGCTAATCCCTTTTCATATGCGTCTGCTGCTTTATTTTTAGTATCATTTAAAAATGATGAAAATACTGAATATATTGCCGGCATAATAACACCATTTGGATTTTCTTCAGGATCTAAGCCTAATTTCTCAGCTAAATCTTCTATTTCATTTTTAACGATATCTAAATTCTTAGGATTTGATAATCTATATGAGTCTAGCTTTAGCGCTCGTGCAAACATATCTGTATACCCGCCTTTTAATACAGCTCCAGGTCTAAATATATTCGATGCCTGTTGGAATGCATTTTCGACGTATTTCATATAGTATATATTTTTTGCGTCAGCTGATTGTTGCGCAATTGTAGAACTAACTTCTTTCCAACGTCTAGGATCTGTTTTTTGCAAGTTTGCAAACCAAGCTTGTATTTCTTTTGTCGGCCTAGCAGACAACCATGGTGGAATACCCATTGATGCTGCAGCTTGGGTTGACAATCGTTTGTTTGTTTTAAACATAGCTGTTGTTAATGTGGGACTATCTGATATGCGCTTAACCCATCTCACATCCATTGCATCTTTAAGCATTTTCATTTCTCTGCCAGAAATGCCTAATTTTTTAACTAAATTTTTAGCAACACCAAAACCTCCGAATGTCACTAAATTAGCTCCACCTTGGAATAAGTTAGATGTACCTTGACCAACTCTAGATGCTTTCATTGCATCATACGCTGCGCCAATTTTACTTCCAAATGATTTCTTAATAGGAACGGATGTTGTATTTTTAATTAATGATGAAACATCATCCAATTGTTTTAAAACTGCTTTGGCATCTAATCCCATAGCTGATATTACTGCTTCTTTACCTTTTACGTAAGATTTACCTTTTGTTAACAAAGCAGCTATTTCATCACCCTTTGCTGCAATTGCAGCTAATTGCACTTTATCTAATTTACCAGATGCAATTGCTTCTCGATAAAATTTAATTAAATCATCAGGCGAACCATTTGCTGCTTTGCGCCAAATCCTACTAACTGCTAACGCGCCTCCAGCTCCTTGTATAGCACCTTTGAAACTTAGTTTAATACCTGATCCAACGAGTGGTATAATTGCAATTAAAGATAATGTACCATCTAAGTATTTCCCTCGTGCAAAATAAATTATTGCATTGATTGCATCTATTATATCACCATATCCAGGTATAAATCCTAGCCAATCTAATGCAGTTTGAAATACATCAATTGCATCGCGGCCCTCTACGGATTTCTTTTTAACTGTGACTACGTAGTTTGATTTAGATTTATTTACATTGCCAGTTACGCCTAAAGGTTTATTGTTAACTATTACATTGGTACCATCAAATGTCCATGGACTTTCTGTATTAGATTTTTCTATAAATGCAGACCCATCTGATCCGATATATACAGTACCTAATGTAGGATCATTGAATTCATATGTTTCAACGCCATCCACATTAAGTTTATGCAAATTCAATTTTTTTAAACTAGCACTAACTGCTGCCCAATTGGCAACTGCTTCTGTTAATATTTTTTTAACATCAGCTATTTCATTTAGAATGATTCGATCGATAAGTTTTATATTAGCCATACTATATTTTTAATATAAATATCATCATTTCCAAAAGAGTTGTACTAATAATAATGAGAATGCTATCCCTAAAGAAACACCAGTTTTAAGATTGATTGATTCGCCCTTAAAAATTAGTGTCATGATTGTGAATATGAAAATACCTGCTACGAATGAGGTAAATCTTCCGGGCCAGAATAGGCCTCCAAAACCGGAAACTGCGTATCGGGTCGCTTCCATGAATGCCCATGTTATTGGCACCCCTAGCAACATCAACACAGCTTTATACGTTTTAGCCCAATCCCATATGAGTGGACCGTTTGTCTGTATCCAAACTACTATTTGTCCTAATAGGAAGATAGTAAAGGATAATGCTATATGTTTATAATTCATTACTATAATATAATGAATTTTTTTACAATTTCAAAGTTTAGTTACGATCACCTTTGTGATTGTCAAATTTATCTAAAATGCTATTCAATGCTTCTATTTTGATAAAACCTGCCATAGACGCATTTTTCAATGCCGACATCAATTGGAAAACAATAAAAGGGACTAATATAGTTTCACTTAACCAACTAGTCCCTTTAAATCCTTTTTCTACCATCAACAACACAGTCAACAATACAACCCATGTAACTAAAGTACGTAATACCTTGATTGCTTTACATGTTTGAAAGCCTTCACGTTTAATTCCAGCAATAACACCGAAGAACCCATCTACCATAACTACTGCAACCAATGCCAGATATTGATCTGAATTAGTCAATGCTAAGTTAAAGAAATAGGCCCAAATAAATGTTAACATTGTACTAATCGTGTATGTTGCGATGGTTGTTTTCATTACTTAATATCCGCTGATTCAATTAATGTATAAGTAAATGATTTACCATGGATGGCAGCTGCTTTACGACAAATTGCCATAAACGCATCAAAGTCAGCTGACTTCTTAAATACTTGACATCCTTCGCTCCAATTCTCAACATATGTTGAATCTGCGCCTGCTTTGTGAATATTGATTCCAAATACACCCTCAGCAACTTTGCTTTCGTCATAAATCATATCACGATTTGCATCACGATAAACTTTAACTGGTTTTGCTTGTTTAAGAGCTTCATATTTACCTTGGTGCAATCCTAAAGTATGAGAACCTCTATATTGTCCTTCTACCAAACGAGCTACACCTGCAGCATTATGATATTGTTTAACACCTTTTGTTCCAGGATCAGTTGTACAAGGCCACGATGCAAATTTCCATTCGCCACCTTCTTTATACGATACAGTCATCATATCATCAAATACGTTTGTTACTTTATCGCCTGTTGCTGAATTTCTAACTCCTACAATATTAACGTCGAAGTCTTTTGCGCCTTCAAACCAAGCATATCCCTTGGCTTTAACAGCTGTTTCAATTTGTTCTCTTGTATATGCCATTACTTTACATATCCATAATATTTGTTAGTTAATTGTTTTCTATGATCCAAACCATTTGTACCACCATTGATACGTTTTGTCAATGCCAAGATAGATGCATCATTAACACCTTGATCACAAATTGACCAAAGTTTGTTACGATCAAAAAAGAACATTGCTGATTCAAATGCATATGTTGTTGAAACTAGATCCGGTGTTTCCATAATCTCAGGTTTCCCTAGGTAATCTGCAAATGCTTTATAATTTGATTTACCAGTTAATTGTAAAGCACCTCTTCCGCGGTATTTCCAACCATCGCCTGAAGCTTCATTTCCATTACCCATACGATCTGCATAAACTCTGTTAGCAATCTTTTCTGGATTACGAGCATAAGACTCTTCTAAGTTACCCGGAAAGTACTTTCCAAATACACCTTGAAGACCACTCGCTGAATAATTTAAATTTTCAGTGAATAATTTATACTCACCCGTTTCGTGTGCTGTCTGTGCAAAGAAGTGTGCTGCACGTACTGGTGTTAATTTATAAAAAGCCATTGCTGCTTTTAATGTTCCTGGACCGAAAGCTCCGTCAGCCGTAACACCTACTTTTTCTTGTAAACTTTTTAAACTCATTGTTATCCTTATTCTTCTGTAGTATCAGAACCTTTTTTACCCGCAAATTTTTCTAAACCTGCAATTCCTAGACTTCCTAATGTAACAACTACAAATGAATTGTAAATGTATTCATTAAGTTTCAATTCATTTCCGAAATAACCTGTAATTAGATCTATTATCATTGCTAGCGCCATAACTGCGAATGACATAAATCCAATGATTGTTTTTTCATTGAAATCATTTGAATTTTTAAAAATGTCTGTAAACTTTGCCATAAACTCTCTCCTTTTTATTTTTTATATAAATATGGCAAAGGACAATTTAAACAGAAAGTTATTTGCAAACGATCAGATCTGATACGTAAGATTCTTTAGAAATAATTGTAATATCTAAATTATTCAACCTAAATGTACCAGGTTCTCCGGAATCTTGTATGATTGCTGATAAATTTTGTATTAGCTGATAATCATAATCCGTAAATGTTTTTCTATCAATTGTAACAATGATATCATTTTCTCCTTCTGGATCATTATGGCCAATACGAAATATTCGTTTTTCTAAATCATACAATGTATTTTTTTGTTCTTGATCTATATAATGAGATGTTAAAACTTGCATATCATCATCTATATAGATTCCATCACACCATGGCTCTAATAATTCTAACATTTGTGAATTGCAAGTTTTAACTACAAAAGCAATGTTATATTTAGGTAAGACCTTTGGCATCATTAATTCATCGTGAAGAACATTTTGTCCCCATTTTCTCCACCACTCTCTAAATTTAATTGCTCTTAATGCTTTATATTCTTCTGAGTCTTTGGGTTTATACCAAATTGTACCATCTGGTAATGGAATCTCTGCTTCGATTTCAATTCCATCTTTGAATCTACTTCCTCTACACGTCATATGATATACAAATGAATCGCGGCTTTGTATTAATTCATACCCAGCTAAATGCATTCTATTAAAGATATCTGAATCTTCTAATTCCATTGGTGCAAATAAAGGATCATGTCCTCCAATTGCTTCGAAGTCTGATTTATACATCATCCATGGGGCAAAGATCCCGTTTGTGTGCTTATCTGCATTTTCTAGTTCAAGAACCTCCACATCTTTCAAAAATGCATCACGTTCGAACTCTTCGGGCTCAAATCCAAATGCTCTTACATGTTTTTCCGGTCCTGGTGGGTGTAATGGTGGCTCAATACGAGTTGCAGCAACTACAACACCTGGCTTCATATATTTTAATGAATTAGGAATATGATTCTTTGTTGTAATCATATCTGCGTGAAGAATGCTAAAGATTTCCGTTCTGCTTAATTCTACACCTTTATCATATAGTATTGTATGCCCTACTCGTTCTGGGCCGTCGTTTCTATACTTAACAAAATGATCGCCATCTAAAGATTGAATCCAATCCCACGTACCATCTGTTGATGCATCATCTAACAAAACAATATCATGTTCCGTGCCATAACAATCTGTAATTGATGAAACAGCTTGTTGCAAATACTTTAAATTATTCCGAGAAGGAATTATAAAACTAATTCTCATTATTTCCTTAATTTTTCATAAACTTGTTGTATACCAGTTTCGATGCCAATATAATCAATAACTGGAATATTAGTATTTTCAATAACCGGTGTATTAAATGTACCAGTATATGGATTTGCAATATCAGATGATTCTATAATAATTTTAACTTTATGTGAATCTAATTCATTGATCATTGTTGCAATGTCTGATAGCATATATTTTGTTTGATAACAACAATCTAAACTATGAGGTGGGGACTCCCAAACTCGATCTCGTTTCAAATAAAATTTAATAATTGATACTAAATCTTTCATATAGAAAAAATCCATAAATTTATCTTGATGAATGATTATTGGTTGTTTATTAATATAACGTTGTATATTAGATTTAATGAATCTAGATTCTAATTCATTCTCATCAAAAACGCCAAATATTCTTATATTATAAAAATATTCTATATTATCAATTAGTTTTGATATTACATGTTTACTTAATCCATATGGGCTAACTGGCATACCATCTTCGGCACCGGAGCCAAAACTTATAAGTTGATTAAATTTACGTTTATTATTCCACAAATTATAAAACATACTTAAGTTTTCGTGTGTAATATTAGATTTATCTACATGTAATCTATTGCCACCTTTAATTGCTGTATGTATTACTAAATCAAAATATTTATCTTTAAAGTATAAATCGGTTGCACTTCTATCTGTTAAATCAAAATCATTTCGCGTGATGATAGTTATATCATAATCAGTATATAAGTATGAATATAAACTCTTAGCAATATAACCATTTCCGCCGGTGATTAAAATTTTCATTTATTTTCTTTTAATTTTTGTGCAACTTCTAAAATTAAATCTTCCTGGCCGGCTACTAATTTTCTATTACCTAATTCAAATATAAGAGATGAATACTCTATACCGTATAGTTTAGATGCCTTTATAATTGGTTTCTCAAATCCTGAAAATAATTTTGTTAAACCAGTTAAAACATTAATTGGCGTTGTAATTGGAACATTTGGCACAAGATAATCCATAACGCGATCTGCTTCTTTGATTGTCTCTTCAAAGTCAATACCAGTTAAAAATCCACTCTTCTCAAATACTGGAAGTATTAACTCTAAAGGAGCATTACCTGCACCAGCACCAAAACCTCTTATGCATACATCGATCATATCAGCTCCTGACTGAACAGCTACTAATGAATTAGCTACTGCACATCCTAGGTTATTGTGAGCATGAAAGCCTACTTTAATGTTGGTGTGAGCTTTTAGTTTTGAGATACGTTCTTGTACATCGCTAGGAAGATATGTACCAGTCGAATCCATAATGATGATAGCTTGTGCGCCATAACTTTCCATGATTTTTGCTTGTTCTACTAATTCATCTGCAGTAATTAATGCACTCATCATCAATACGCCATATACTTCTTTTCCTGCTTTTGCAAGATATTCAATATGTGATTTAGCTAATGTAGCTTCAGTACAATGAGTAGCTACTCGAAATACATCGACACCATAGTCGGCAGCTGCCATGGCGTCATCGACAGTTGATAATCCCGGAATAGTATGAATGCCTAACTTCGAATTCTTTAAATATTTCTTAGCAGTAATAAGCATCTCTTTATCTGTATTTGGAGATTTTCCAATTAATAAAGAAGAAGCTGCTAATCCATTGCCATGGCCAACTTCTACAATTGGAATTCCAACCTTATCTGCAAACTGACAATACTTTTCAATACTATCTAAACTAATAGTATGTTTAACACTATGATTTCCGTCGCGTAAACTAGAATCTGTTATAATAATTTTTTTCATACTTCTGTTAATTTTTGCGTAACTTTAATAGCAGCGCAGTTAATAATATCTAAATTTCCTGCATACTCTGGCAGATAATCGCCAGCTCCTTTAACTCTAATACTTAATACTAATACTCCAGCTTCGTTCATTGTCGGCGGCAATACTAATTCATAATGCGGTATATAAGTTTTTAGTTCTTCTATCTTTTCAGCAATCTCTTCTATCAATCCAATAAAGTTAATATCTTTAGTTTTAATAAAAATAGTTGTTTGCATATCCACACATGGTTCAGCTGGATTAAGATTAAGTATTACTTTTGTATTTTTACATCCAGTAAACTTTGTGATTGCTTTTCTTGTAGTTGCAATATAATTATCAACATTAATTCTAGTAGCCATTCCTGCACTTTTAGATGCAATTTGCGATACAATCTCTACATATTCTAATCCGATGCATCGTTTAGATAACAAATGTAACATTGGCATTGATGCTTGACCTCCGCATGTAATCATATTAACGTTATCATCAGTTAATATCATTTCAGCATTAACATCTGGGACACACATATCTCCTACTTTAGCCGGCGTTAAATCTATTACTTTGATACCTTGTTCTTTGAATATTTTTGCATGTTCTTTAGCATCTGCCGCACTTGTACAATCATATACTACATCACAGCAGTTAGGATTATCAATAAAGTATTGAATACCTAGATCCGAAGTTGTTATGCCTTTCTCTTGTGCAATTTTCATAGTAGGTGAATCTAATCGTCTACCGACAAATGCAACGATATTGATAAAATCAGTTTTAATTGATTTTAATAATAAATCGGTACCGATATTACCCGTACCTATGATTGCTACTTTAATTTTAGTCATCTTATTATTGTTTTACTCCGTTCATTAATTCCAGATATCATTGCTTGTTTTATTTGTTCATATGATATCAATGGTGACATTTCTTCTAATAAACCTGCTTGAATTGTATTATCATCATTTTTAATACCTCTTACTTTAGGTATAAATTCTTGATCTGGGTCCATAAATACTTCTAATATTGCTTGATTATTTGAAGTTATAAATTCATCAACGTTATCTATTGTATAATATTCATATTCAAATGCAGCTGCTACTTTTTTATAATCTGGAAGTTCTACACCTGTTTTCTTATCAACACATGTACGATTTCCATTGAATAATATGTTTTGCGTATGTTTAATCATTAAATAGCCATCGTTATTAAAGATAACTATTTTAACTGGTAAGTTGTGCGTTTTTATTGTTTGTAGTTCTTGTAGATTCATCATCATTCCGCCATCACAGTTTAAACACATAACCGGTTTCGTTCCAAATCCAGCGCCTACTGCTGCTGCAATACCATATCCCATCTCCCCTAAGCCTAAAGAAGTAAACATCTTTTGATTTGGTTTGATATTAAATCCATAAAATCCACTCAATAATGCTGTTCCCATATCTGTAACAATTGTATAGTTATCAGGTACTTTGTTTGAAAACCAATCCATAAATGTATATGAATTAGTGGGGTCAGCTAAATGCTCGGGCATCACTAATGGATATTCTTCTTTCATTTTATTACAATAGTTTATCCATATTTCGATATCAAGCTCAAGTGATATGCTAAATTCATTAAGTAATTTTAATAATGGTTTTACATCTACATTATAATTTTTACCGTTGAATTTTTTTGTTTCTGTTGGATCTATATCAATATGAATTATTTCAGCATTTGGGGCAAAGTCTTTTCTAGAATAACCTGTTTGTAATAATGACAATCTACTACCTAATACAATAATTAAATCACTATTTTGTACTATAAAATTTGCAGATCGTTGTCCTTGTACCCCAGGTCTTCCGAAATTAATAGGATTATCAGTTTCTAATAAGTCAACTGCAGACCAACTTAATACGGTTGGTATTTGATGTGTGTTAACAAATTCTCTAAAATAGTCTTCAGCTCCTGATAATTTTATTCCGTGTCCTCCTAATATTAAAGGATGTTTTGCTTCATTAAGTCTTTTAATAATATACTTAGCTTCTTCAATTGGTTCATCTATAGGCTGCTCATACGTTACAAATTGTTCAAATTCAATTAACTGTCCTTGAACATCAAATGGTACCTCCAAATATACAGGACCTGGTCTTTTACTATTAGTAATGAAATTAGCTAATGATAACGTCTCAACTACATTATCTTTCGTAATGCGTACAGATAACTTAGTACAATTCTTGAAAGTTTCAACTGAATCATATCCTTGAATACCATACATTCTCATATCTGAATATTCATCGATATAATATGATTGTTCTTGTCCTGAAATAATGATTCCTGGGATTGAATCTGCCCAATTCGAAAGAATTCCAGTAAATGCATTCGATGATCCTCCGCCTGCAGTAACTAATGCAGCTGACAGCTTCCCTGTAGCTCGATAATATGCGCCCATTGCCATTACGGCAGCTTGCTCATGATGAACTGATATTAATTTAATATCAGAATGTTTATTTATTGAATCAAAAATATGAGAATTAGCAGATCCTATAATTCCAAATATAACTTCGATATTATTTTTTACTAAAAAATCTGCTATAACATCACTAACTTTTACCATATAAACTTATGTCTGTAATAATTTACAATTTTTTCTAATTCAGTATCAAAATCATGTTCTGGCTTCCATCCTAATGATCTTAATTTCGAATCATCTAATGCATAGCGTACATCTTGTCCTTGTCGATTATATGATAAGTCAACATATGTATTAATATCTACTATATCATTATAATATAATTTAATAACTTTTGTTATAGTTTCCAAGTTACTTTGCTCAAAACCACCGCATATATTAAAGATTTCATTTTCAATGCCAGAATCAATTATAGTCATAATTGCATTAGCAGTATCCTGTGCGTGTAACCATGTTCTAATTGGTGATCCGTTATTATGTAATGGAATCTGTTTTCCTAGTTTTAAATGTTTACATGCCTTTGGAATTAATTTTTCAACATATTGACCTATTCCATAGTTATTAGTTGGACGTACGATAACATATGGTAACTTATATGTACGGCCCCACGCCATTACTAACATATCTGCAGCTGCTTTTGTTGCTGAATATGGATTGCTAGGTTTCAATAAATCTGTCTCAATATGTGCTCCATCTTCAATATCACCATATACTTCATCAGTACTAAAATGTAATAAAACTGGTTTCTTCGTATGTTCACCTCTATGATTATTTATCAATTCTAATAAATTATGAACACCATTGATATTCGAATGAACGAATTCATCGCTGTTAGCAATACTGTTACCTACATGAGTTTCTGCTGCTGTATTGATGATATAGTCACAATCATATAAAAATTTCAATTCGCTAATATCACAATGAACAAATGAAAAATTTTCATATTCATAAAACTCATTTAATAAATGATCATTTGATGCATAAGTAATTTTATCAACTCCTTTTACATACCATCCTCTTTTTAAACACGTACGCGTTACATATGATCCTATGAATCCCAAACAACCCGTTACATATACTACTTTTGTCATATCACTATCCTATATAAACTTCTTTTGATTTATTAAAATCTGCTCTTTTTTCTATTAATTCTGTTATAGTATTATCATCACGTTGTCCCTCCGTAGGAGAAAATAATGCTCTAGCTCTAGTATCGACATTAGCCGGCGGTGGTGTTAAATAATAAATTGCTAAACTTTTTCTGTATTGATTTGCTGGACAATTAACTTCTCGACTCAAACCGTGCCACGAATTTTGTGTAGTATCAAATAAAACAGCTTTATTAAATCCTACTGCAATTTCTTTTGCTAATTCTCCAGATCTATTAGTTTCTAAATCTTGATTATACAATCCAAAATGTCCGCCATATCGTTCATCCCAATCTTTGCAAAGATAAATAATTAAATTTAACTTTCGTTGCATTTTTAACATCGGATGTATTGAATAATCTAAATGCGGATTCAATTTTCCGCCATTAGCGTGAATATGCCAGCCGCCACCATGTAAACCATGATCAGCTAATAAGTTGGTATTCAATTTATTAGATAATGTCTCTAAAATTAAATTGGAATTTAAAAATGAAAACATTTGATATGTTTGTTTTGGATATTGTCTCCAATCACTTAATAGTTTTTTATCTTCAATTTTATTTTTATAATTAAACCAAATTGGATTTTCAAAATCTGGAAATTCTTCAAAGAGTTGATTTGCTAATTCAATTGGTAAAAAATTATCAATCACAGTGTGAGTAAATGGTATTTGTTCTAACTGTGCAGAAGCTAATTTTTGTACTATGTAATTTTTATCTTCATTTGTCATAATGCAATCCACTCCGTTGGATAATAATTTTTATTCATAAACTGATTTGCTGGATCTGATGGTCCTATATAATCCTTAGGGCATACAACAATTTTTTCTGGGTTTTGATTTAGGTATGCACCCCACCATGAAAATGTACTATTTGCTATAATATTATGATAACATAATGACATCATACACATATCTACATA